TGTAAGTACCTTTTCGTTTCTCACCATGCCAGTCAACTAACTCTGCTCTACAATTCGCTAGTCTGTTTCTTCTTTGCACACTTACATATGAACTGAAACAATCCCAATACATATGAATATTCATAGGGTATTGAGGTGCGTCTTTCTTCCACACAAAAGCGTTTAGTGGTCTTCTTGTCCAGTTTACACCGTTAGGTAATAAACATTCAAATAATATTGCTCTACGTTCCATACAGTTTACAGTATGTACATCAGCAAAAGTAAATTCACCGTGACCTTTAGTGTGATTGTATAGGTATTCGTTTCTTATATAAGCACTAAAGGGTGGTATGTTATGATTTAAATATGGCATATTCTCTCCTATATAGCACAACTTTCACAATACTCATCATATTCTTCGTCTGTGTTAAATTCTTTTCTTGTTTTTAATTCGTTTTCAGGACCGCCTATACTGTGTTGCGGTTCATCACCATCATTTTTACCGTCATATGTATTTTGATAGTATGATGTTTTCCAACCTAATTTATATGTCATTAATAAATCTTGTGCCATTGTAGATAGTGGCACTTCATTACCATCATAGTTCTCGGGATTGTAAGACCAGTTACCTGATATCGCTTGATCAAAATATTTCTGCATTACTGCAACGATATTTATATAACCTTCATTACTAGGCATATCCCATAACAATGTATAATAATTTTTGATGTTAGGATAACCTGGTACGATTTGTTTTAACGGTCCTTTTTTTGATTTTTTAACGGACAAGTAATCACGTGGCGGTTCAATACCATTTGTTTCATTACACACAACGGATGAACTTTCGCTCGGCATTTGCGCTGAAAGCGTGGAGTGCCGTAACCCATGTTGTTTAATTTCCTTGCGAAGATTAGACCAATCATAACTTAACTTTCTTTTTACTATACTATCAACATCTTTCTTATAAGTGTCGATAGGTAATATTCCGTCAGAATATTTAGTACGGTTAAATAGTGAGCATGGACCTTTCTCTTTTGCTAATTCATTACTTGCTTTGAGTAGATAGTATTGAAACGCTTCAGTAGTTTCATCTATAAGTCTATATGCGTCAGGTGTATCATATTTTAATTTATTCTTTGCAAGATAGTGTGCTAGACCAATATAACCAATGCCTAAACTTCTTCTTGCCTTTGTTGACATTTCTGCAGCCTTGACAGGATAGTTTTGTAAGTCAATCAATTCTTCTAGACCTCTAACAGATAAATCACATAAGTTTTCTAATTCGTCTTTGTTCTTTATTTGACCTAAATTAATTGCACTTAAAATACACAATGCAATTTCACCTTCACCATCAATATGTTCTAATGGGTCAGTAGGTAATGTAATCTCTTGGCAAAGATTAGACATTCTTATTGTATCTTTAAAACTAGAATGAGTGTTACTATGATCTATATTCATAATATAGATACGACCTGTTTCAGCACGTTCTTTTAATATAGATAAAAATAATTCTTGAGCAGGTATCTTTTTCTTTTTGACACTTGTTGCTCTTTCAAACTTTTCATACATTTGATCAAACTCTGGTGTGCCAAATGCGTCATATAAACCAGGCACATCATGAGGTGAAAACAATGTAATGTCTTCGTTATTAATAAATCGTTTGTAAAATAATTCTGATAACTGTACTGAGTAATCTAATTTTCTTACTCTATTGTCCTCAGTACCTTTATTGTTCTTTAAAACAATAATGTCTTCTATTTCTTGGTGCCAAATAGGAAAGTGTACAGTTGCTGACCCACCTCGTACACCGTTTTGTGTACAGCACTTAACTGTTGCTTCAAACTTTTTGAGGAAAGGTATGACACCAGTATGTTGAACTTCTCCACCACGAATACGAGAGTTGATTCCACGTATTCTTCCAGCATTGATACCAATCCCTGCCCTTTGGGCGACATAACGTCCAATAGCCATATCACTAGTAAAGATACTAGGAAGAGTGTCATCACTATCAACGAGGACACAACTAGAAAACTGACGCAAAGGAGTACGAACACCAGCCATAACAGGCGTAGGAATATTAATAAGATGTTGTGAGATAGCATTATAATATTTTTTAACATAACTTAATCTTTTATCTTTGTCGTAATTTCTAAACAATGTTGCCGCAATCATCAAATACATAAACTGTGGTGTTTCAAATATTTGACCTGACGATCTGTCTTGTACGAGGTATTTATCAATCACTTGTCGTAAACCAGCATAAGAAAAAATATAGTCTCTTTCGTGTTTAATCATATCTTGCATGGCATTTATTTCTTCTTCATCATACCATTGTAAGAACTCTTTATCATAAACACCTAACTCAATACAATTATTAATATGTTCTTTCAACTGTGGATGCTCCCATAATCTATGAAACAATGATTTACGGAGAGAGAATAAAAGCAAACGAGCCGCCACATATTGATAGTTAGGATTTTCTAATGATATCAAATCACTTGCACTTTTGATTAATATTTGTTGTATTTCGTCAGAGGTAACACCATCAAAGAATTGTAAACCACTATTCATTTCAACTTGACTTTCAGATACTCCTGATAAGTCTTGACAAGCATACCTAACCATGCTGTGTATCTTGTCTAAATTAAGAGGTTCTGTCCCCCTACCGTTTCTTTTTAATACGTTAATACTGTCTGGTGACATTAAACCTCCTTAAAATTGTTTAATTGTTGATGTGCTGATAATTGTGAAAATGTATTATTATCTATAATAGTTTGTATCTCTACTGGCGTCATACCAGCAATGATCATGTCATTAATATCTTTATATTTCAATGACTTTGGCCATATACAAACATTATAATTTTTTTCTATTAATTTTTTTATCTTGTTGATAATTATTGTACTTCTAGGTTCATTATCAAAAACATATACTGATCTTTTCTTTAATGAACTTATTTCTAAGTCTGAACCTGCAACTGCAATAGCATTAGGTAAAAATAAACTATCAAGAGGACCTTCTGTAATATAAATCTTTTTACTAGTGTCTAGTCTTTCTAGGCCATATATTCTTCTTTTGTTCTCATCTAACTTAATAGTTATATATCTAGGTTCTTCATCACCAAAAGCACGACCTTGAAACGCAAACACTTTATTGTGTACATCATAGAAAGGTATTATCACTCTAGGATGATCTTCTTTGATATTAGTAAATTTATTAGGTATGAGTTTATTTACCCATTGATAGAAATTCCAGACAACATATAACTTGTCAGTATGTTCTTCTAGTTTACGTTGTTTGATAAACATATCAAACGCTGGGTGATCAGGTATTTTTTTGAAACAAGTTGCTTCTTTTAAAACTTTATCATCAAACTTTACAGGTTCAAATTTAAAGTCAGGTTCTGTTGAGTTACGTTTACCACTCTTATACTTTTCTAATACATAAGATTTATATAGTTGTGGGTCAACATACTCAACCAGTTTACCTAGAGTTGTGCCTTTGCCACAATTGTGACATTTATAAAACAAGTCGTTCTTAGAACGATAAACATATGCTCTTGCTTTTGATTTGTTCTTTTGAGAATCCCCACAATAGACACATCTAAAGTTGTAGAGATTTTGAGACTTCTTCTTAAACCTATCTAGTTTAGAAGAAATATTATACAGGTATTGAATATCGATTTGTGACATAATAAGATACTTATTATATCAAATTTAGACATAAAAGTCAAGCCTTAATTAAATATAAAATCTCTTTTTTTGTAAGAGTTTTTGTCGTCTTTCTAGTTCCACCATATCTGGCGAACTTGCCAACCAGTCATTAATGCGTTCCTCTTGTGATTTCCACATCTCCCAACCAACGATCCATTTGATTAATCTTTTCATTTTAATTTCTTTTTACTAACGTTATAGAGGTGCTCGTTAAGCGCCCCTTGCCAGTCCCTACCATATTCTGTCCTAAAATAACGGACAAGATTTGCATCCACATTACCAAAATTATCGCCATGAGCGAAAGTTGGAAAGCGAAGTGAGTTAAAGAAGTTTTGTATTTGTTGTACCATTTTTTTCCTTTCATATTTAGCATACATAATATATAACATATTTTTGTGCTAAAATCTAGTGTTATTTAGAGAAAGAAGGTATTCAAAAAACGCATAGACTATTTCTAGTGACTATGCGTTTTGAAGATACTAATTATTGTGGTACAGTCCCATCAATTCCTTTTACATACCAATTCATTCCAAGTAACATACCGTCTGGTGCAACTTCACCTTCTGGTACCATTAGTTCTCCTGCTTGATTGTAAATAGGTCCTTCGAAAGAATGTACGTCACCTTTAGTCAAAGCATTTTGTAAAGCGATTGCTTCAAACTTTGTGTCTGGGTGCATATTGCGATATGGTGCCATTTCGACCATACCACTATCTAATCCTTTCCAAGTGTCAGTAGATTCCCATGTTCCGTCTGCAAGTGCTTTTGCTCTTGCAACATAGTAGGGTCCCCACTCATCAATGATTGCTGTTAAGTGTGCGTCAGGACAAAAGTCATATTGATTTGACGCTTGACCAAATGCCTTAACACCATTCTTTTGTGCGACTTGACAAGGAGCATATGTATCTGTATGTTGTACGATAATGTCTGCACCTTGATTGATTAAAGTTTGTGCGGCGTCTGCTTCTTTACCTGGGTCGTACCAAGTATATGCCCATATTATTTTTACTTTAATGTCTGGGTTTACTTTAGAAGCGGCTAAGTAGAAAGCATTGATACCTCTCACAACTTCAGGTATAGGGAAAGACGCAATGTATCCTATGACACCAGTCTTAC